TACTGATGTAGATTTTCTAGGTTATGGCTAAAGGATTCACTGTCAAAGCAAAAGCACCTGAACGTCCTGCTACTCAAGAAGGTGAGTGGGATTACGAAAAGGCAAAGGAGATGATTCGAGGCAAGTCTATTGTCTTCTGTATGCCTGGTCGTGGTTGTTCTTTCCAGTTCCTCAAATCATTCACTCAGATGTGTTTTGATTTGGTCGGAGCAGGTGCTCAGATTCAAATTTCACAAGACTATAGTTCCATGGTGAACTTTGCTCGTTGTAAGGTACTTGGAGCAAATGTTCTTCGTGGACCCAATCAGATTCCCTGGGATGGGAAACTGCATTATGATTATCAACTTTGGATTGACTCGGATATTGTCTTCAATACCGAGAAGTTCTATCAACTCGTTCTGATGGAGAAGGAGATTGCCTGTGGTTGGTATCTGACCGAAGACGGTAGCACTTCTTCCGTTGCTCACTGGCTTGAAGAAGATGACTTCAAGAACAATGGTGGTGTCATGAACCATGAGACTGGTGAAACGATGTCCAAACGTCGTAAACCTTTCACCGTTGATTACACTGGTTTCGGTTGGGTTCTGATTAAGCACGGTGTGTTTGAAGATCCTAAGATCGAATATCCCTGGTTTGCTCCTAAGATGCAACGCTTCAATAGTGGTGAAGTACAGGACATGTGTGGTGAGGACGTATCATTCTGTCTGGATGCCATCGATGCTGGGTATGAGATCTGGTGCGATCCTCGCATTCGTGTCGGACATGAAAAGATGCGGGTCATCTGATGACAAAAGCACCTCAGACGTTGTATAATATCATCTGTCGGGGTTCTGTGCTCCTCAGCAATTTATCTGAGGAGCAATTTTTCGACGAAATGGAGAGTCTGGCACACTCATACTATGAGTCTGGGTTGCCAGATCCCTCTGAAATCACTTTTGAAACTATTGAGGACAATGGCAGTACGTAGCAAAATCGGCATTTCTGGTATTAAGTTTGAGCCTGGTAAACCCAAGTGTACCCGTCAGGGTAAATCTAAGAATACTAAATACGCCGCAACGTCTCGTAACTCGGCACGTAAGAAGTATCGGGGTCAAGGTAAGGGGTAATCATGCCAAAAAAACCTAAGAAGGCAGTAACAAAACCATCTCAGGTTAGATGGATACATAAAGAAGGGTTTTCTAGACCCGATAAACGTACCATCAAAAAACCAAAATGATAACAGAGGTCAACGACGAATGGGATCAAATCAATCCTAAAGACCTCTGGGTATACAATAAACTATTCTTAAGTCGGGTTTTAGGGTATAAGTGTGGTCCTGCTGGCACCACCGTCCCTAGACCCGACTTTTATATTGTCCGTCCATCACTGAATTTACTCGGTATGGGTCGTGATGCACGTATTATTAAGATTAATAAAGAGACTGATGACCTACACCCATCAGAATTTTGGTGTCAGGTCTTTAGAGGAGAGCACATTAGTGTTGATTTTCGTAATAAAAAGTCAGAATTAGTGGTCTTGGGTGAAAGGAACCCAAATAATCCTCTATATAAGTGGATGAAGTGGTCAAAGATTGACAAGGAAATAGAATTTCCATCCATTTTAGAAGATTTGGTCGGAAATTATGAGTGGATCAACTGCGAATTCATTGGAGATAAGTTGATCGAAGTACATTTTCGACAAAATCCTGATTTTAGATACAATAATTCAGTGGCAATACCTCTTTGGAAAGGTGAAAAAATCCAAAATTTAGAAAATTACGAATATATTGATGATCCAGACTACTTAAGACAAGGTTTTTATGTTGATAAGGGATAGCAACCCCTTAAAAAGTTCTGTTCAAACCCCTTAAAGGAGAAAACAGATGGCAAATCAACCTTATCCAGACAGAGATTCCGATTATATGGAGTCAATGTGGGGTACAAGAGGATTGATTACCGACTACTGGACAAAACCTATGAAAAAACAAGACGATAACCTTCTCAGAGAAGTTGTTGGAGACCATGTTCACGATCTAAAACGTCAAACAGTGCTTCATGAAGAGATTCGTAATGACGAAGACTATGATGATTGGGAATATGGCACTGAGCCAAGTTATGGAAAACCTAATAAATAGGTTTATGGTCTAAAATCATGCCTTTTCATGGCTTCAACCCGCAAATCTAGGGCATTTAAAGACATTTCCTTGTCTTTTGTGCCCCATCCAATTACAAAAGACCTCCCTGTACTTGTAAATGAGCGTGCAATCGCACGTTCAGTGCGGAATTTAGTGGAAACTATCCCTACAGAGAGGTTTTTTAATCCAGATTTAGGTTCTGATGTCAGAAATACACTATTTGACTTCTGTGACTACGGTACTGCTAGCATTATCGCAGAACAAATTGAAGAAGTTATCTTAAATTATGAGCAGAGAGTTGCGAATTTAACTGTAGAGGTAATTCCAAGACCAGATAACAATACTTTTGAAGCAACTATAGTATTTGATATCATTGGACAGTCTTTACCATCACAAAATATCTCTTTCATACTTGAGGTAACGAGATAAATGCCATTAACTAAGTTTACAAATTTAGATTTCAGTCAGATTAAGGAATCTATTAAGTCCTATCTGAGAGCAAACTCAAACTTCACTGATTTTGACTTTGAAGGATCGAATTTTGCTGTCCTGATTGATACTCTAGCATATAATACCTATATTACGGCATTTAACTCCAACATGGTAGTTAATGAGTCATTCATTGACTCTGCCACTTTAAGAGAGAACGTAGTCTCTCTTGCTAGAAACATTGGATATGTTCCAAAATCAAGGAAATCGGCAAAAGCGCAAGTAAGTTTTAATATTGAGTTCACAGGAACAAGTCCCACAGTAACTCTTAACAAAGGTCTTGTTTGTGTTGGTGCTGCCAATAACACTTCTGTTGTATTTTCCATCCCTGAAGAGATTACATCTGCTACGGTTCTTACTGGAGCAGATGTTAACGGAAATGGTCCTAGAAGGGCATCATTTAGTAGTATTGATATCTACGAGGGTACTCTGCTTAGAAGGACTTTCCAGGTCAATGGATCAGTTGATCAGAGGTTTATCCTTGATAACCCTGGAATCGATACAACATCAATCAGAGTTACTGTAAAAGGTCCTCAGGAGACTGTAGGTAGAACATATAATCAAGTAGAAAACATTATTAACGTTTCGGCACTGTCTGAGATATACTTAATTCAAGAAGTTGCCGACGAAAGGTACGAACTTCTATTCGGTGATGGTATTTTTGGTAAAAAGTTAGAAGACCAGGCTATTGTCGATGTAAGTTACATTATTTGTGACGGTGAATCTGGAAATGGTCCAAATAACTTCAGTTTCTCTGGATCTGTATCAAATAGTCTTGGTGCTTCGTTCCTTCCATCAAATACTGTCTCAGTAACGACTAATCAATCTGCAGTTGATGGTTCAGATATCGAACCATTGGAGTCTGTAAAGTATTTTGCTCCTAGATTATACTCTTCACAGTATAGAGCTGTTACTGCTAAGGATTATGAGGCAATTATCCAAAGAATTTACCCAGATACTGAATCTGTATCTGTAGTTGGTGGTGAAGAACTGGATCCACCCGAATTTGGAACTGTCGTTCTAAGTATTAAACCAAAAAATGGTACATTTTTGTCAGATTTTACAAAATCTCAAATTTTGAGTGATCTAAAGCAATATTCTGTTGCTGGGGTGAACCAAAGAATTGAGGATCTCAAACTTCTGTATATTGAACTCTATTCTACCGTATTTTACAATGCGAGTCAGGTGTCTGATGCTAAACAACTTAGAACTGATGTTATTTCAAGTCTAAACACCTACTCTGATTCTGTTGACCTCAATGCTTTTGGTGGAAGATTCAAATACAGTAAAGCAGTAAAGGTCATTGACGATACGAATACGGCAATTACATCAAACATCACCAGAGTGGTCATTAGAAGGGACTTGAAGGCACTTGTAAACCAGTTTACACAGTATGAGATCTGTTATGGAAACAAGTTCCATGTAGTCTCTGGGGGATACAACATTAAGAGCACTGGATTCACTGTACAAGGTTCTTCAGATCTTCTTTATTTTACAGATGTTCCAAATGCCGATATGGAAACGGGAACAATTGCGATTGTAAAAGAATCTGATACTGGTCCAATTGTTATTGTGCCTGCTGCTGGAACTATCGACTATGTTAAAGGTGAAATATTGATCAACACCGTTAATATAACATCTACAGTCAAACCAAACTCCATTATTGAAATTCAAGCAGTCCCAGAATCTAACGACGTAATCGGTCTCAAGGACTTGTATTTGCAATTAGATATCTCTAATAGCACCATAAATATGGCAAGAGACACTATTACATCTGGTGAACAAATCTCGGGGGTTGGATTCCCTGTCGCATCCAGTTATACCAACGGACAATTAAGTAGGAAATGATAAACACTAATTCTGTCTTTGATTCCAGAGTTAAGATTCAGCAAGTTGTAGACAATCAACTTCCCGAATTTATTAAAGACGAAAATCCACTTGTAGTGGATTTTTTAAGATCTTATTACACTTCTCAAGAATTTGCTGGTGGACCAGTTGATATTGCTGAGAATATTGATTCGTATCTTAAATTAGATAGTTTAACTCCAGACATTATTGCTGGCATGTCTACGGTGACTGCTGGCATTTCTACCACAGATACGGAAATTTTTGTAACCAATACAAAAGGATTTCCGCAAGAATACGGATTAATTAAGTTAGATAATGAAATTATTACGTATACTGGATTAACAACCAACTCTTTTACGGGTTGTGTGCGTGGTTTTTCTGGTATTACCTCATATCATGCTCCAAATAATCCAGAAGAATTAGTATTTTCCGAGTCTGTAGCAGATACTCACACATCTGGAACCTCTGTACAGAATCTTAGTGCGCTCTTTCTTAAAGAATTTTATAAAAAACTTAAAAAGTTATACACACCTGGATTAGAGGATACTACACTTGCGTCTAGTCTTGATGTAAATAACTTCATTAAAGAATCTAGAAGTTTATATGAGAGCAAAGGTACGGAAGAATCTATCAAGATTCTGTTAAAAGTTTTGTATGGTGTTGACTCTAAGGTAATTGACCTTGAGCAATTTTTGGCAAAACCATCATATGCAGAATATGTACGTAGAGAAGTTATAGTCGCAAGACTCATCAGTGGCAATCCTGCTCTAATTTCTGGCACAACATTATTCCAAGATGCTCAACCAATCAACAATATTGGTGCTGCTAGTGGACCAATTTCCGAAGTAGAGATCTTTACTAGAGGAACTTCTGAGGATATTGGTGTACAGACATACTATAAGATCTCTCTGTTCACTGGATTCGGTGACGAAAGTTTGATCGAAGGTAAATTTAATATCCCTGGAAGTAGTTTTACTATTGGTAGTCACTCTGCTGGTTCTGATGTAATCACCGTAGATTCTACTATTGGATTCCCAGAGTCTGGATCATTTGTTATTGGTGATGACACTATCACCTACACAGATAAAACTATCACTCAATTCATTGGGTGTAATGGATTAACCCAAAACATCAGTCCAAGAACTGTAATCACACAGGATCTTGAGGTATATGCCTTTGAAGAAAACGACCTGACAAGACAGGTTAGATTTGTCATAACTGGTGTTTTAAGTGAGTTCAAGCAATCTGAAGATATTTTCTCTTCTGTAGAAGATTCTTTAATCTCTGTTAAAAATCTTGGTCAGGTTATTTCCAATGATCAGGAAGATGAGTCTTACAGAAAAATCTTCTTCAACTCCTGGATTTACAATACTTCCGCAAGATACTTTGTAAGTTCTTTCAGTGGATCTACTTTTAATCTCTCTTCCACTATTGATAGATCTAGTTTGAAAGCTGGTGACTTTGTTGATGTTGTAGAAAGATCCAGTCAAACTATTGCTGCGTCTAATCTTAAAGTTGTTAGTGTAAACCTAACAAACAATGCGGTAACACTTGGATCTGGGGATTACTCTGGAGTAAATCCACTTGGATTCTATGATATCCGAAAGAGAATTAATAAGGCATCTTCTGTTGGTGCTCCACTGTCTTCTGGCAATAATGTTCTTTCTTCTGATGTACTAAACACTTACGTTGAAAATAATGAGTATGGATATGTTGCTTCCAACTCTTTACCATCTTACGTAATTAGACCAGTAACAACAGAATCTAAAATTTCTGTAGCATCTACGGCAAGTGGTGCTATTCAAAATTATGATTCTAACACTCTTTCTTACGATACAATTTCTTTCCAGAACATTGTTCCATTTTTCAGTGGTGATGAAGTATTTTACCAACCACTGGATGGTGCTTCTCCTATTGTCGGATTAAACACTGGAAGTTACTTTGTTGAAGTACAACCAGCACCAAATAACAACAGAATTAAACTTGCTCTTTCTAGATCTTTCTTAGCAGCTGGATCTTATGTTAAGTTTAATCCATCCAATAGTGGTCCACACTCCTTCATTCTTGCTGAACAAAGAGAAGGTTCTATCCAACCACAAAAACTTCTGAAGAAGTTTCCCCTTTCTCAAGATATTAAAACTGGTGAAAGAGATTTAACTCAACCAGGAACAACTGGTATTCTCATCAATGGTGTTGAAGTTGCCAACTACAAAGTTGATGATTCCGTATTCTACGGTCCACTTGATAGAGTGGAAGTATTTACTGGTGGATCTAACTACGATGCAGCAAATGCTCCAAGAGTAATTGTTGGAAATCCATCTGTCTCATCTGGTACAACAGCTCTTGTACAACCAGTTGTTGAGGGATCTTTTACTGACATTCTCGTTGATCCAGTAAATTTTGACATTGAAGAAGTAATTTCTATTAACATTGCTGGTGGTAATGGTGAAGGTGCTACAGCATCAGCAACTCTTGCTTCTGAGTTTAGAGAAGTTTTCTTCAATGCCAATACTCTTGCTGAAGGTGGTGGTGTTGATGTCTCTGCCAATACAATTACTTTTGACACTCAACACAATTTCCAAACTGGAGATCCTATTGTATACAACGCATTAGGTAATGCTGGTCTTGGTATTGCTACAAACACATCTAACGATGCTATTCAAGGTCTAACTCTTCAAACTGGTAATATCTACTATTCTAAGTTCATCAATAGTAGCACTATTCAGATCCATAATACAAAACTGGATTCTCAGTTAGGTATTAATACTATTGGTATTACTACTGAGAATAATGCTGGACTGATGAAGTTCAGAACTACTAATAAGAAGCTTAAAATTGATAGGCTTAATGTCCTTAACCCTGGACAAGGATATTCTAATAGAAAACTCATTGTTCAGTCAACAGGTATCAATACAGCAAATGATACCATTGTCTTTGATAATCATAACTTTACTAATGGTGACTTTGTAGAGTACGAATACTTTGATACTGCTATTTCTGGACTTTCTACAACAGTTCAGTACAAAGTATTGACTGTTTCTAACAATGAGTTTAGACTTGCCAATGCTGGAATTGGTGGAACCAATCTTTCCGACTTCAATAGAAATAAGTATGCTTCCTTTGGATCTGTAGGTGTAGGAAGTCATATCTTTAAGTATCCAGAAATCACCGTAACCATCAAAGCAGTAACCACACAACAGACAGAGGGAACCTTTACTGCTACTCCAGTTGTTCGTGGACCAATTGTAGATGCTTATCTCTACAATGAAGGTACTGACTACGGATCTGAGATTCTGAATTTCCAAAGAACACCTCAAATCATCGTTAACAGTGGAACTGGTGCTGAAGTAAGACCTGTAATTCTGAATGGAAGAATTGACAACGTATTCGTTCTGAGTGGTGGTTCTGGATATACTTCTCCACCAGAATTAGTAGTTAACTCTAACCCAGTAGGAACTGGCACAACTGGAACTGGAGCAAGACTTAGAGCACTGATTAACAATGCTGGTGTAGTGACCTCTGTAGTCGTCCTCTCCAAGGGTTTAAACTACGATACGAACACAACCACCATTAAGGCAAATTCGGTGGGTTCTGGGGCAATCCTGAACGGTTTCGTGAGACGTTTGGGTGTCAACAAGTTTGCCAAGATTAATGATAATGGTGGAGAGGTTGTATTTCCAACTCCAGATCAGGGTCTTGAGTATGCTGCCATTGGATATGGTTCAACTTTAAGAAATGCTTTTGGTGATACAGGAGCATTCCACTCTCCTATTATTGGATGGGCATATGATGGAAATCCAATCTACGGATCTTATGGATACAATAACCCAGAAAATATTCAAAGTGGTATTAAGAGAGTTGGGTCTGGATACACATCAAGTGCTTCTTATATTACGAATAGACCAAATGCCACAACTTTCCCACTAGGATTCTTTGTTGATGATTATAGATTCACCAACGTTGGTGATCTTGATGAGTTTAATGGAAGATATACGATCACTAATGAATTCCCACAGGGAATCTATGCGTACTTTGCTACCATTGACGCAAATGGTAGTCCACAATTCCCATTCTTTGTTGGAAACTCCTACAGATCTAAGAGTATTCCCGAAAATGTAGATCCCGCAGCTTCTATTGACCAAAATTATGATTTCAACAACTCTCAACTGATTAGAAATACTTTCCCACAAAAGATTGCTCAGGAAGGAGCATCTTATGACTTTGCTATTGAACCATATAAAGTATTCTCCCAAGATGCCGTTGTTGATGTCGTTAGGTCTGGGTCTGTAGATTCTATTAGTGTTGCTTCTACAGGAAATGCGAGATATGCTGTTGGTGATAACTTAAACTTCGGTGAAACTGAAACTGGAACTGGTCTTGCTGCTCAAGTATCTAAAATTGGTGGTAGATCCATCGTCAGTGTTTCTTCTACAGAAACAGTATATGAGAATGCCATTGTAACTTGGAAAGATAACAAGACTGTAGAGTTTTCTATTAGTCCAAACTTTGATTTGAACAACAATGATATTGTTCAAATCACTGGACTTTCTACTTTCGTAGAGAATCTTGATGGATCTCACATTATTAATACAGATCTTCCAAATGCAAAATTAATTGTTGGGATGGGAACCACTGGTGTCAGTGGAATGACTACAGACATCACGGTCTCGATCCTTCCCGTTTCCATTGGAAGTTCGGTAAAAGTTTCTAATGAAACATTTGGTGTCCTGAATGTTTTCTCTGCTGATGGTATAATTAGAGTTCAGAGATTCCCATCTGAAACTGCTAGTGGTGGAGTAGCGCACACTGCTACAGAAACAGTCACTTATCTCCCACAAAGATTTACCGTATCTCTAGAAACACCTTACTTTGATTCTAAGGAACAGCAAAAGGTATACTTCAACCCATTTGAAACTGTTGGTATTGGAATAACTGCTGGTTTTTCCACAACAAGATCCTATCAGTTCAATGGAATCACTACCGAGAGAAGCATTCTTACCCAGAATATTTACCTCAAGGATCACCCATTCGTAACCAATCAGCAACTTTCTTATTCCGTTGGTCTTGGAACGACTTCTATTGGAGTTTCTACAAGTCCTACTGGAACTGTGTTCTACATGCCAAGTCAGGTCTATGCTATTAAGACCTCTAAGGACACAATCGGTATTGCGACTGTTCTTAATGGTGATCAGGTTTATTTCAGAGATGTTTCATACACTAATTTGTATGACTATCAGTTTGCCTCTGTATACAGTCAGGTAACTGCAGATGTTAAGAAAATTTCGGCAACTGTTTCTACTGGTGAAACTCATGGTCTTACAAATGGTGATATAGTTCAACTTACTGTAAATCCTGGTCTTAGCACAGGTGTTGGTGCTGCTTCAACAGTTATTATTAAAGTTGTTGAGGAAAGAATTCTTGTTAACCCAG